CCTTCTGGACTGCGACTTACCCATGCAGGGATATCTAAGATCATGCCATAATCCATAAAGGCATCCATCCATTCTAGAACGCCTTTACGCTTTTTCATTGCATTCGGACAAGCAGGATCTTTCCAATCCCCTTCCCACACACCTTTACCAATTTGGAAACCGCCGCTGTCTCCTAAGACCCAGCTAGTGTTCTTGTTTCGATCACGATACATATCTTCTCGATACATATCTTTAGTAAGGTCTAAGCTAGCATGACCTGCACTGTGTAGACTCCACTTATATTGCCAGAGACCTTTAGGATCTAACCAGTTTAGGCTTTCTACACCGTTTGGCATACTTGCAGGAATACGTGCAGGATCAATGTAAGGATTGCCTTCGATTAGACCACGACGCTGTCTCCCCACAAACAGCGCATAGAATGTGCTAAGTGCAGGGAGAAATATAGCGTAATCGTTTTGTGTCGAAGTTAAGTCTGTGTTTAGTTCATTCATTATTATTTGCTTTGAGCAGGCAAGATATATTCGTATACCGCAAGACCGTTATCTACTGTAATCATAGCCGCACCCATATCGCTGAACTGCATCTTGATATCGCCATTTAGTGAAAGAATGCTCAATACTTCAGTGATAGGATATTTCCACCCCTGCTTTAGTTCTCCCTCAACGCTTGCCTGGAATACAAAGTTACCAGTGTGACCGCTGTCGTCGCCGAAGTAAAACTTAAGATCACTACCTTCAGTTTTAGCAACGAATACTACTTCTTCACTGTTAGCTTGTGATTGAAATTTGAAACGCTGTGTGCTAGCACTTGATGGATCAATTGTAACATTCCAATTGGCACCCTTAAAGCGAACACTTGCTAGTTTTTCTTCCATAAGTTCTTTTTGCATAAAGCGGAAGTCGTTTTTAAAGTCGCCAGTAGCATTTTCAAAGTGCATACCGAATGCTTCTTTTTCACCGTTACGGTCACGAGTAGTAACAGTAATCTTAGCGTTTTCTTTATATTCCGGAATGTTAAGAATAACGTTTAGTTTGCTAAGATTTGGCAAACCAAAAGTTCCCGTTAGACCTGGAATTGGCTTTTTGTATTTTGCACGGACAACAACTTTATTGTCATCGTCTTTTGCTTCGACCGTTGTTGCTTCGGCATCGGTGATTACTTTGACTGCTTCGATATTGCTAACACCTTTTGTATGCTTAACGATATCTAATAGATAGTCTCTCATGTGTTTGTCCTCTTTATAAGTTTAATTTTGTAGCTGCCTTGTGTGCGTTCTAATGTAAATTCACGAACTTTATCATGTAAAACAAGCCAGTGTTCAATTTCGTCTTTAATGCTGCCTTGTCCGCAAATAACTCTGCAGTATGTATAATTTCCATAATAACACTCATTTATGAAATTTGCAATCTTTTTCCACGCTTCGTGTATATGAAAACCATGTAAATCTAACGTAGGCATTTTAGAATTGAATGTTGATCTGCGATCTGCGATTTAAGTATAAGCAGTCATCTGTAGAATAAATGCATACTGGTCTTTCTTCACCGTATGAAATTATGTCGAGACGATCAACAGCAATTCCACTGTCTACCATAATCTGTCTAACCGATTCTGCTCTTTGCTTGCCTAGTGCGATGTTATACTCTCTTGATCCACGCTCGTCTGCATGACCTTCGATAACTGCATATGCACTAGGATTCTTCTTCAAGAATTCAACAACAGTTGTGAGTTTAGCAGCTTCTTCTACAGATAATTTGTTGCTACCAAAGTCAAAGTAAAATGCAGTATCGTATAGATTTGTTGCTTCAACCATACTAGATAGTGTTGCTACTTGCTGTTCCAAAGTTTTAATTTGGGTCTGTAAGTCACCATCAGTTCTAGTCAACTGTGTTACTGCATCAGTGATCTGACTGTTGATATAGACTTTAATATCTTCTGCTGGTGTTGTTTGTGCTAGTGCTGCAGTTGAGCCGAGTAGCACAAATGCAAGTATACTAAGTTTTTTCATATCCTTAATCCCTTTAATTATCCGAAGTCAAACAAACTTTCGAAAGTGGTTTTATCTTCAGCTTTACTTAAATCCCACCCCATTACACCTAATAGGTTTTCGATCTTTTGCGTAATGATGCCGTCCTCCATAATGTCTGTATCAAACGGCAACTCTTTAAACCATTCGGCTAAACGACCTTCGTCGGTAGGATAACCTATACTCGTAAATCCCATTGGATTTGGTTTTAGTTTACAAACGATAGTTTTCATACCATCCATAATTTCCAAACTATACTTATCACCATTAAGTCTACGCAACCGATTGTAATTAATTGCAGCACGAACATGGCCCGGCATGTTGAATTTACCTTTGTAAATTTCATTTCCAGTATGAGGATCTGTCATAAACTCTTGGCTATAATAATATGTTAGTTTGTTTACACGCTTTGGTGTTCCGATAAGCCATGGCGGCATAGATCTGAACTCTTGTCGGAAATCAATGATACGACTAATAATGTCCGATTCTTTTGTTCCGGTTAGTGCTTTAAGTAATAGCTCACTTAAAAAGTCTTGCATAAATGCAGGTGTGTCACTGCGCTTTAGGTCGAGACCCATTGCTTTAATCTTACCAGGTTTATCGTTTTGATCTTCTCGGTGACCTTCCGAATCGTATACAAGAATAGCATAGCGTTTTTTAGTAATAAAAATACCAGCACTTGCACAAACTTCACGACCTGCTGCAATAATTTTGCCTTGGTCTAAGTTTTTTACGTTATGTGCATCTTGCATGTAATCAGGGAATGTATCGTTTGCTTCATTCGATACTGCGTCATATAACTCAATGACTTTTTCTTTAGACCATTCAAATTCGCCTGATTCGATTTGCTGTTTGAATACAGGGTATGCGCTAAAGTATACAGAGTCAGTGTCGCCGTATATAATAGAATCGCCTTTGTGGTCGTATGAACCTGTAAACAATTCGTTAACCTTTGCAGCCATATGGCGTGCAATGCAACGTCCTGTTAGTGTTGTAGATTGTCCTAACCTGCCATCGTTAAATCTTGACCCTGGATTGAGAACAGCGCCGTATAGCGAGTTAAGGTTAATTTTTTTAACTAGCTGTCGTTTATCCCAGAATGCAAATTGTTCATCGTCTACACCTTTGAACTCTTTTGCTTTCTTTTGTAGCTGTTTTCGTTCACTATACCAGCGTTCTAGTAGACCTGGAATAATACCTTTACGATCTTGTGTAACAATTGTTCCGTTAGAAGTTAACACCCAATTTTGATCTCCGTTGAAAATGATATCATAAATTTCTGCACCTGTTGCAGGCAACTCTTCTCCATTTTCAAAGTCAATATATAGTAACACTTCATTATCTTTAGACATTACTAGTTCGTATTCAGGACAAGCAAACTTACCTTCCCATGCTTTGGCTACTTCCCAGTCATGTTCTTGCAACAGCTTTACAGTTAATGTGTGCCTGATTTGACCTACGATTGTTTCGGTACTCATGTTAGTGCTACGCAAAATACTTGGATACAGCGAGTTTAAGTCCATAGACCCAATCCACTCATGATATCCCTTCACTGGGGTAGCAACATATGCACCTGCTGCAGTAACAGCATGTGGATAGCCTTTTTGCACTTTATCGTGTTGCTTGTCAGGAACAATATAACCACGTTGATGGGCTTCATTTACAATTGCTTGGTCAGTAACCGCAACTGCACCCATTGTAGTTTGAATAAGAACTGTATTGTCATGAGCAATAACGTTAGCTAAATCAATAAACTGTAGTTTTTTATCTAGCTTAACGAGTAGATCGACGTCTTGTCTGTTATAGTCAATAAACGTAAAGAAGTCGTTGTTGTATAGTTGGTCTAGTGTGCCTTCATATGCAATCTTACGTTCACCTAGTTCGTATTCGCCGATTGCGTCAAGCGAATAACTGTGCATTTCGTGATACGTATATTTGCGGTATAGTTGCATATAGTCTAAGTGAATACGACCTAGTGTATCGAATGTTTCCTGTACTTTACCAAAACGTTCGAAATCTCTGCGCTTTGGATATTGATGCCATAGACAGAATCTACGGGTATGTTCCTTACCAAGAACTCTTGCTACACGATTTACCATATATGGAATATCGAATCCTTCTGAGTTCCAACCAGTTAATACATCAGCATCGTCGATTAAGTTAAGGAACGTGTCTAACAATTCTTCTTCGTTTTCCATGAGAAGAGTGTCGTCAAACTTTTCTACAATTGTTTGTGCATCAGCTCTACTTAGTGTTTTTGGCTTACACACAAGACAAATTGTTTTTTTAATTGCACTTAGATGAACAGCAATTGCAGTAACAGGGTTAAACGGATCGCTTGGATCCGCAAAGCCCTTGTCCTTATCAAAGTCAACTTCGATGTCGAAAAATGCAATGTTTAGTTTAGGCGGTTCTTTTCCAAGATAGTTATCTTCAAAACAGCGAAATACTGGATTGATATCGCTTTCATAAAGTTTTTGACCGCTGTATAACTTCTTTTCTTTTTGGAATGCTTTATTACTAGAAGTAATTACACGTTCTAGTTTTTCACCAAAAATACTTTCAAACTTGCCACGGTTATCTTTATAATAGAAAATATAACGGGCAGGGTATTCTTTATAATCCCTACGCCCGTTATTACGTTCAACGACATGGATTATGTCACGCTCCCTATCAAATAGGGCGTCTACATATGACATTATTATTCCTTAGTTAAATTATTCAGTTGCACGACCAACTGCATGAAGTACTTCTTCTACTTCATTGAAACCGTCTTTGACTTTAGCAAATTCGTTCTTATATGCAATTTTAATTGCTTTGTTAATAACTACTGGTTTGAGATCTAGTTCTTCTGCAATAGCTTTAACAGTATCTGACAGACCTCCACGTAGTGTTTCGAGTTCTGCTGTTACTTGGATACCCTCTTGGATAATTTGTTTGAGTTTTGTAATTTCGCTTTCGCTAAATGCTCTGGTCATGATAACTCCTATAACCTTGTATATCCTACAATATATGTTATATTTGCTAGGTTGTCAACGATTTTCTAGGTCTTTAATGCGTACTTCTAGCTCGTCGATTTTTGCTGTGATTTTTGGATACTTCTTTCGCCATGCATCGTCTGGCTGTTGTAACCATGTTAATCCCCAACGATCAACTAAGTAATCGACCAATCGGTCAAACTGTGCATACGTCCATAACCCGATGCGAGTTGTTCCGAGATATGCTACAACCATAGCACCAACAATACTTCCTGCTATAGCAGTATAAATCCATAGCCTATCGCTAGCCATACGTTCTAACATATCCCAAATCATAATATTATCTCACTTTACTAAAACGTTCTACAGTTTGTTTTACACTTTGTTGCTCATTGGCAACCTTTCTCAAGTCACGACCTTGTTCTATGACAAGTGCATGTAGTCTACGCAGTTGTTCTTCCAATCCACGAACATATGCTTGTGTAGGAATTAATTTTTCCTGACCATGTTCATCTAACATTTTAAATGAATCAGCGCCTTGGCTTTTTAATCCGCCTACTACTCTATTTGGATTTTTTTCTTCGTCGATAGGCTTTTTCTTTTTAGCCCCATACATATTATACATACTCATCCGTGTTCAAACCTTGCTAATGATTTTGGTATTGGTAATACATTTTTTGTTTTTTGTAAATCTTCCATGTATTTTTTCCAATACGCTGTTCTTTCATTGGTAGAAGCACGAGTTTCCTCGTGCTTCTTTAATACTTCAACATAATGCTTTAAGTCGACCATCAATTATTTAACACCTATAGCTGCTAATTTCATTTGTCGCTTGCCCCAAAGAAGAAGTTAATAATAGTCGATACTGCTGTGCCTAATAAGAATCCTAGGATAATATTAGCAAAATTTACACCATCTGGCGGTAGTGGGAAAAATGTAACGCAGAAGAAATATATTACGCTAACTATTCCCCAAAACCAAGCAAACCAATATGTAAAGTGTGATGCTAGTTTATCGCCCCGTCTTACCAGTTCTTCGTGTGCGTCCCGTAAACTGTTGTCTGTTGTCTTCATATCATCTTCTGACATTATTTAATCCCCATAGCTGCTAGTGTTTTTGGACCTGCTACACCATCTGCTGTAAGACCCTTGCTTGCTTGCCATTTTTTAAGTGCTGCTTCGGTGCCTGGACCAAAGTCACCATCGGCAGATAGTCCGAGTACAGCTTGCATCTTTTTAACTAGTTCGCCTTTGCTACCTTTTTTAAGTGTTGCTGTTGCAGCACTTTCGCTTGCAGCTTCTGCAACTGGTTTAAGTGCAACTTTGCCACCAAATACTTCCATTGCTTTTTTGTAACGTGCCTGACGATCAGCAAGACCAATGTCACCACCGTTGATGATTTTTGTCATCTTAACAATGTCTTGTGTGTCCGCAACATCATTCAGTTTCTTTGCGTTCCAAAACCAGCAAGCACTTTCAATTGCACCTTTTTCAGTTGCAACATAATCAGCAGCTTGTTCAGCAGTCATGTTAACACTTTTACCAAAGTTGGTATAGTTCTCACGGCCTGTAAGTTGCTTTAGACCACGACCACGGAATCTCCATCCGTCACCTTCTTTAACGTTGCCCATCTTTGAAGTTCTGAACTCGTCCATATAAACATAGTTAGCAATCTTTTCTGGGTTCTTTGCATATTCTGCTGCATTGCGCTTACCTGCGCCAAAGTAGCGAGGAAATACTTTTAGTAGAGTTTCTTCTCTGTAGTTCAAGTTTTCTTCTAGCGTCATAAAGTTTCCGCTTTCATGAGCGCATTGTGCGATGAAGCCGGCGACTCTTGCTTCTGTTGTAATATCGTACTTTGGTAAAATATCGGCAAGTGCATCGTACCACTCTTCGACTTTTTTATTTCCTGGTATTAGAGCTGCTAAATGCTCTTTAGTGAAATTAAATTTAAATGCCATTTTACTATTCCTTTTGTTAGCTTTAGTTCGTATTATTTATTTTACCCAGGCGCCAATACGCCCATGAACATCCGGATAAACCCTATATTTGTATCCGTCTGGTGGTGTCGTATCTTGACCCTCCCAAACAGGTATAAAATGTGTAATTCCTTCATCAAAGTCTTCGTTATGTCTAAAATGTACTTCAATAAGTTTACCACCTATGTACTCGCAGTTTATCCATTTGTACTTTTTTGAAAAGTCTTTTAGTATAGAGGGTAATTTGATTCGATCAGACACTTTAATCCAATCGTTCCATTTGGTAAAAGTATTGTCGGGTTTGATACCTTCAACTGCTAGCATCTGTTTACCTTTATAATAGTCGATACTTAAATGCCTGCCTTCAAACCATTCGCACCAGAAATGTCCTACTGGTAAATGTTTTGTAGAATTTTCTAACCAAACTTTCTGAGCACCTAGTCCTAGTCCCTGCATATTGACGCATGGTCTAACAATATAATAGCCCGGCTTGGTTACTTCTAAACCAACCGGGCCACAATTGTAATACATTTTACGACTGAGTATAAGTTTGTCCATAACCCAAATATCATCGGGATCTACATTTTTCCAAACTTCCTCTTCTGCTGGCATTTAAAATCCTAGTTCTATACCGCTATCTTGCCAATTCCAGACTTGATCTGTTGCTTTCGTTGAATTGCAATGTTCACAATCGCATGTGTGACAAACATCGTTACGACAATTCTTACACTCGGTGCCGCAATGATGGTTGCACCCACAATTTTTGCAAGTGCAACTTGATTTATCTGAAATTTTCATTTATTACTCCATCACATAAACACGGTATGCGCCTTGAGTCTTGGCCCATTTTGCGGCAGCTTTTTTAGCATCTGCAAAGCTACCTTGGAATTTAAAAATCTCGTCATCGTCTGGCATGTCATATTCACGTGTAGTAAACATCCATAGTGCAGAGTATCCAGGGTCACGTGGCTTTTTACCGTGTGATCTTACATGACGTGAGTAGTCAAGTGTAACTGCTTCGTTGACGTTAGATTCGTGCATCATACCTTGCATCGGCTGAATATGCTGATTGCCTACTATACGCTTAACCTCATCCCATGGTGTTTCTTGTCCATTAATGTAAAACTTACGAGGTCTATCACCTGTGGCAGAAACTTTATGCACCTTGCCATCTTTACCTGTAAAATAAGCATGTGCGCCGTCGCTATACATGCCGGCAAACGAACTAAAGTTTACAATATCGCTTTCGGATAACACTGATTCATTCATGATGTCATGCACTTCGTAATTGTCTGCTTCTTCAGTGTCAGACCAACGTTCAAATGCAGCCATGTTTTTAAACTTCTTGCGGAACGGTGTGCTTTTTACACCTTTGACGCCATGGATCACAACAGCCTTGCCGTGGTCCATATCTTTTTCGTATGAAGTGTTGGCTTCGTCTACTTTATCTTGCATTGATTGTTTCTTAATCCAGGCTTGGGCTTCTTGTGCCGATTTAAACGGACCTGCCACCGCAACGGCGTTACCAGTCTTGAATACTCTCCAAGTGCCATCTTTAGTCTCACGACCTACGTAGCTTTTTGCCTCACTTAACGACTCGTTCTTTTTTGGAGAAACTGCGATGCTTGTAATTCTATTATGCTTATGCACATCTTTGGCTACTTGTTTTGCTTTATCTAATGCTTCTTCTTTAGATTTTGCTTTCACTGATACTGTATTACTTTGATGCGGCCCGTGATCGTAACTTACTTCCCAATGTGTAACTTCAGCTTCATCTACTTGGTCTTTTTTTTTATCGTCTTTTTTACCGACATTTTTTTGACTTTGTTCAATGCTTTTACGAATAATGTCTTGCGCTCTTGCCATTGCTCTAGCATTGTGTCCTGGCTTGGCTTTTGCTTCGGTTGAATTCCACTTGAGTCCACGACTAGTAAAGACCCCCTCGTTGCCGTCTTCGCCATCGATAACTTTTAATCCAATCGGATCTACTCCGTTTTTCTTAGCCATATCAATAAACTTTTGTTGCAACGGATTACCTGTTACATTTGCGCCGAAGTAATCATTCCATTGGTCTACTAATTTACCATCAACATATAGTTCTAGCATTGCAAAGTCTTCGCTGTAGTCATACCATTGCTTCATATAGGTACCTTCTTCAGCTTCGTTTACTTCTCTACGCTTCTGGTAGTCGGTTTTGGCTACTGCTTTAGCTGCTGGCTTTGGCTTCTTCTTGCCGTAATACTCATCGTCGGCTGCTTTGCGGCGCTTTGCATAGTCGCTGCTTTCTGCTACACCTTGTGATGATGTTTTGCACTTTGGACAAAATCCGTTATTCTTTTCCCATGCTTTAGCGGTTGAAACTTCATCGCACTTTAGGCACGCAATTTTTTTTGACGATGCTTCTTTTATTTCACGGGTATTCTTCATACCGCTGTAGTCATTGTCTAGCTCTTTGAATTCTTCGTATGAAAGATACATGTCAGTGTCACGGTCATAGTATGAGCCTTCCTTTGGATCGTAGTAAACAACCTTACCACTTAATGTCATGAACGGACCTTCTAGGCCAGGAATTTCGTCATAACGTTCTTTATCAATGCTCTTTATTGTTTTATAACCTTCTTTTTGGACACTTTCGAATCCACGTGTGCTGCCATCCCATACACCAGGAGTTGGTGACATTTCAGAACGACCAACATTTGACGCCGGACGTCTTTGTGGTCTTATACTAGTTGTTGGCGCAAGTTTGCTAGGCGGTGCCATGTTTGAAGGATCCATTTCCATATCACCACGTGGCGGATACACATCTATCATGTTTTTGCTTGGTGCTGGCTTTGCACCTAGACCGGCGGGTCTTGGCATAGGACGTGGCATGTCTGTCATAAACTTAGCGCCTGCTCCTGGCTCTACTGCACCGTTCGGCCATTCATAACCACCTCCAGGTAAACTTTTACCAGGTCTTGCAACTGGACGTATACTAGTTTTCGGTGCGTCTTCTGTTGCCATTGGTCTTGGCATTGGTCTCATGCTAGTAGTAGGTGCTGTTGCACTCGGTGTTGATCCTGAGGTGCTAAGTGTAACACTAGGTTTACCTGCATTTGCTTTGTTCATTGCTATATTTGTCCCCACTCGTGATCCAATTTGAGAACCGATTGCTCTCCCAACCATTCCGCCAATTGGTCCGGCAATTGCGCTGCCTGCCATTCTTCCAATTTGCCCGCCTGCTATAGACCCGACCATTGCCGGTCTTAGATTTGGCATACCACCTGGATTAGCACTCATTGCTGCTTCGATATCTGCAGGATTCATTTTGGGTGTAGGAGCCTCACTCATAACAGTAGTAATCATTTGTGTAGTGTCTAGAGTAGGACCTTCGTTTAGTTTTGACCAACCAGTAACATTAAATGTATCGTTTTCAAAGATAGTTAGCATACGAAGTCTATCTTTATCATTTGAGGTTAAGTTAGTATATGATTCAACTACTTTTTTCCAATCAGTTGTGTGTGCAATATCTTTAATTGCGCTTTCTGATAAACTACGCTTATTAAAGTAGATGTTGCTGTGATCTTTAGCAACACTTTCACTAATTTGTTTTTTAACAACGATGTTGCTTACCATTTTGGCTTCGGAAACTTTTTTGTATTCATCTAGTGCGGGCTTGAATCTGTTTAGAGTATCTTCATACTCTGCTAGCATACGATTGCTTTCCATAACATAAAGTTTTTTATTATCTTTATATAAGTTAAGATATTCTAAAATACTGCTGTGCCAGTAAGTTCTGGCAGTGTTCCATTTAATAAGACCATGTGCATAGCATTCAAAAATACTATACATATGTGCAGCTACTTTATGATAATCTCTGCCACTTTCCAAGTATAAAGCTCTGGACTTTTTACTTTCTTTTATAATTTCGTATGCTAATTCTAACTTTTTCATTTTTGTTTCCTGTGAACTTATTAATATTTATTAAAATAGTTGATTGCTACTTGCCTGTAACAGCTCTTGATAATTCTAACGGATCAGCAATCGGTAATAATGGAGATTTCAAAGCAGGTATATTAAATCCGCCACCGACTCTTGGTCTAGGTTTTGGTTTTGGTTTTGGATCCCGAAGTCTTCTTGTGCGGTCGGCTGTATCTGCACTTGTTACTGAATCCGCCGGATTACGTAGAAGATCTCTTGCTCCGTGCAATGCGCCTGCACCGCCTATTAGTCCGCCGAGTCCGAGTCCAGGTATGTTTAATCCTCCTGCAGGAGCCGGTGCAGCAACACCTGAACCTGGTGTTGGATTTGTTATAGTCCCAGGCCCAGTTACTGGATTGGGAATTACATCAGGATTTGGGTCAATGTTTACATCGTTGCCGGTGCCTCGAACTTCTTGGTCTGTAGGTGCAACATTAACATCGTTATCTGTAGTGTCTGCAGGAATATCTGCTGCAGGTGCTGCACCAGCTGCAGTTGTAGGCATTGCACTTATTGCATTTCTTTGTGTAGCATTTAATTTGGGTTCTGATGCAGTGCCTGCAGGCACTGCAGGAATAAGTGCAGGCATACCTGCTGCAGTGGCAGGTTCTGGTCTTACCGCATTAGTGGTCGCCGTTGGCGCAGGTGATGATCTTACTCCAGTGTCTGCTGTACTACGTGCTGGTGCAGTAATATCATTTACTTCTAATCCTGAAACAAACGACCCAACTGCATTAGATATTGCGGCAGCTTCACTACTGCGTGAAAGTTGTATTTCTGACGGATTTATTCCACTAAGTAATTCTTCTGCAGTTCCAGAATTAATAAAAGATCTTATATTTTCCCTAGTTTCACGGTCTAAAGTTACACCGTCTGCTTCCAATTTTTGCTCTATACTTCTCTGCAATTCACGTTTAGTGTTGTCTAATGCAGCGGCCATATTAATTTCAAAATTTCTACGTTCACTATCACTGTTAAACTCTGCATCACGAGCCATGTCTTGCATCAAACGGGTTTCACGTTCTGCTGCAGTCATACCTTGATACGGACTGTATGCACTAATATTAGTGTCGATTCTGTCTTCTGGAATACCTATGCTTTTTAAGAAATCAACTTGTTCTGTTTGTTCAGCTTCCCTGGCAGCTTGAGCACCACTTATAATTGCATCATCTACTTCTTCTGGCGTCGATGCATATTGCTGTAGTAGTGTTGCTGCTAACACACCGGATGCACCCATAACAGCTTTTCCTAAATTACTATATTTTTCAGGATCTTGTTGTATATCTACAGCTATAGCAGTAGCAGTGGCTAACCCTAGCGAACTTATTAATACATCTGCACTAATACCTAACGCAGACGCTGCTGCTACAACTGCAACAGGAACAAACTCGTTTAATTGATGTCTTTCGTTCAACGAAGATTTTTTAGCGATCTTCTTGATCTTAATTGATTCATTTATGTTTTTTGTTTTGTTAAGATCGCTTATACGCATTTTAGATTTCCTCGTCTGGTATATCATTTACTATTTGAGCAGGATCTGGATATTCGTTCATTGCAAGATATTCCATGTAATGCTTTACACTACTAATATAATCTGCTGCCTTAGTGATTTTTGACTGCACCCAAGGTTCTAAGTTATCGGTATCTTGAATCATGCCGTGTAGTTGAATAGCATACTTGGCTAGCTTATACAGTTCGCTTTTTGCCATCCAGCCATCTTCGTCACCGTCGTCAAGTACACCTTCCATGATTTCACTCATGTAAACTACAGGTTCACGACCTTCTTTAAGTTCTGCGCTATGGCGTTTCATCCATGCTTTTGCAACATCGATGTCTTCAAACACTTTACGTTCGACACCGTTGATGTCTAATACTTTATATGTGTTTGCATTTTCTTTAAGTAGCAAAGGTGTTGCTATAACTTTTGCTGTTTGAATTTTATCTAGTCTCATGGGACTCTCCGAATCATTTGTGTATATACTGGGTTATGAACTACAGCATCCTTGCTTTCAAGTCCGACAGCTTTGCGGGCAGCTTTGTGATGTGCTTTGCCTTTTTTACCTGTAAATAGAGGCATTGCAACAGCGGCAATACTACCGGCTCCTGTTGCACCTGCGCTTGCGTCTTCTTTTACAATTTCCCAGACTTTCATATACTTATTTATTTGATTTGGTGAGGTAAGTGTGCAGTGTTTTTAAATGCTTGCTCTATGTCTTTATACCCTACATTTTTAATATCTATGTCACTTCTTAACAGTGTTACGGCATAAGGTGTGGGCCATACTGTGCCGAAACTTAGCCAGTTTGTTTTTGTATACAAACTTAATTTAGTCCATATCCAATGTGCAGGGTGTTGAAAATCTGCAATGCCTAGTTCGCTAAACAAAACGTTATTAGTAGTGGCAAGTGATAAACAATGCTGTTCTAAATCCTTGCTATAGTTATACCATGTATTAGGTAAGGAGAAAAATGCAAAATCTCCTAAATTCACAATACCACTATCTATGTATAACCATGACGGTAATATTTTGTCATGGAATATATTATTTCTACGCATATTATGGAATGATTGTAACCACAGCTTTTCATGCATCGGATTAAAAATAGCATCACTCCTGGTTTTGATAATTATGTCGTAATTTTCATTAGCTAGGTTACCAGTCATTTCTGTTATTTTACTAGATGCAAAATACTGCCCCCAAAAATTTCTCCCCCATTTTGTAATTTCAGAGGTATTAAACAAAACATTTTCTTTAATGTGATCGGGTATTTGCGTTAATGTAGACGGGTTTGCATTATTATAAGTTTGTACTTTTACTATAAACTCATTGATAACAGAATCGTAATCACATAATTGATACTTAACTGGAGCGTATGCATTTATAATTCTAGATTCTAGTTCAGGCGATCCATCATTCCAAAAATAACAATAATAATCGACTTGCATGTTATTATTGTTTGTGAATACTTTATTTTTGAACCACCACGCTCCTTGATCTAAAAATCTCGGTTGCCCGGTAACTAGTACTGCTATACGCATATAACCTCTTAATTCAACGGCAATTCAGGATTCGGTGTTGTGAAGTTCTTTTTACGCATTACTGTTTTAGCGACTAAGTCCAACACTTGACTACGTGAATCCCAATTTAACACAAACGGGACATTAATATCAGACCGCATGTCCTTGATAACAGCTTGTGCATCTGGACCCATTTGTGCAATCTTCTTACCATAATTGATATACGTGTCTTTAAACAAAATTGCAAGTTCTTTTATTGTGATTTGTTTTAAGTTTCTTTCGTCGTTTACACGATCTAAAAAGTGACGGGTAAATTCAACATCGATGCCTAGTTTACTAAACAGCTGATCCAAATACTTTTCTAATGTATCTAGTTGCACTTGTGTAATTTCTGGAACATCTGCTTCAGCGATACCATATTTGTTTCTGTAAAGTTTTTCGAGTTCACGTGGACTTAGCCCTGCAGCAAAACTATTTGCAATACGGAATGCATAATCTCCTAAACTATGTCTTTCGCCTTTACTTTTTACAAGCCTGTGCATTGCTTCTAATGCTGCATTGACTAGTTTTTCTTTTGCTTTAGCATTATATTCATCTCTGCTCATTTCATTTACATCTTTTACTGTTCTGATGCTGCCATTATGGTTTACAAAATATGCTGAAAATTTTACATCGGGATATTCTTGTTGTAGTTTGTTAAACACTTTTAGATTAGTCATACTATCGTCATACATTCTTACACGACCATATTTTCCTGTGTCCAAATACTGTCTTACAAATACAGCCTTTTTATCGGCAGGGATTGCATCACCTCTTATATTGCCAGCCCTGTGTACATGTATTAAATCAATGTTGATACCATGCTGTCTGAATGTATCTAAAAATAAGTCCTTGTTATCGAAATCTTCCCTTGCAGTTAACATAATAACTTTGCTGTCACCTGCATTTTTCAATATAGCATTTAACTTTGCTATCATTGGTTTCATAGGTTCGCTTTCTTTATTAAATTTTTCTGCACTTCTAAATTCACCAAAGTCGAACTCTTCGCCAGGTTGCAATTTGTAATTGTTGAATTGTTGGTTGTCTAATGTCTTAACAACATTACCATCCTTTACTACTTTGATTTTTGCAGTAGTATGAAATAGTGTGTCATCAATGTCGAAGATAGTCAAACCTAAGTTTGACTCTCCGTATGCTTCTAACAATTCATGTAATCTCATTTATCTAAATCCTTTAACGGCGTGTTGTGTTTGCAAGTGGCATGCCACGTCACCTACTGCGATGAGTGTCAGTCTATTAAAATCTTCGTCTATTCCTGGGACCACTAACGTTTTGCCCCGGTCTGGTTGGCAATCCTCCAGTTATAGGACCACTAACGTTTTGCCCCGGTCTGGTTGGTAGTGCTGCTGGAGGACCACTTCTGTCTTGACCTGGTCTGGTTGGTAGTGCTGCTGGAGGACCACTTCTGTCTTGACCTGGTCTGGTTGGTAGTGCTGCTGGAGGACCACTTCTGTCTTGACCTGGTCTAGTTGGTAGTGCTGTTGGCGTTGTCGGTCTTGTTATGCTACCTTGTTGATCTCGATCTACTCGTCCAGGTGCTGGTGCTGCTGCCGGTTTTGCTCCTAACTTATTCAATGCAGACATTGTTTGGTCGCCGGCTATACCATCTGCTTGTAACCCAAAATCTGTTTGAAATTGTCTAACCGCTGCGGCAGTTCTCGGACCAAATTTTCCATCTGCTCCAGTATCTCCAAGATTGTAACCTTTGTCTATCAACATTTGTTGAAGACTGCTCACATCAGTGCCTGTCGAGCCACGTCTTAAGTTAGAGCTAGTTACCCCGGGACCAGATAACGATGAAACAAATGCTTGATTGCCTGTTGCGCCTGTTCTAACAGCATCGGGGCCACTAACTGTTTGACCTTGCCTTGGTGGTCTCGACAACCTTGACGATGCCGCTGCGGCAGCACGACGTTCGGCATCTCTTTCTTCCGGCGAAGCTTCAAATATATCTTTCAATCTCATATTAAGTCATCCTTATATTCTTCTATATAGTATTCGAGTGATTTGTCACCGCTACAGATTTCAAATGTTTCGTTTTGAATTGTTTTACCTTTAATAAGATTTTTAGTCTTCTTGTCAATACTCTTTACATGTATTGCCATGTCTTTATCCTGATGCTTATAATAAATTATATGCTGTGGATTAAAGTATCTCCAAATCTTTTTTAAAAACAATTTCATTTTTCACGACCTGCTTTCATGTTAGCAAGCCAATGTGCCATCCTTTGCTTTTCACCAGAACTATTTTTAGCAGTCTTTCTTAAACTACTAACACTTGCTGTAGTATTTACACCCATACGCTTTGCTAATCCTTTGCGACCAGGATTCTTACCATCTGCAAAGTTTTCTGCTACATCTTGCTGACTGTTATCTAGAAATGCTACATTGTCCGGTATACCTAACTTTTTAATGCTCCATAGTATTTGATTATATTTTCCATCATATACTAATTGATCAGATCCTAGGTTTGGCGCACTTGAGTTAATTTGTTGCTCTGCTCGTTTGTAGCTCTGTGGTTTAAGATAATTTTTTGCATCCTTAGGCCAGCCGCCGCTTTGGACATTATAAAGTGAGATCAAACTATAGGACCACACTTGTTTATCATTAGTTTCCCACCCTTGTTCGCCATGTGGATAGGTGATGAATATTGCACCTGCTTTTATTAAGGCTGGCACATTTAATTTTCTACGTTTAATTTTGAAAGTGAACAGCGCACTGCTTTCAGCAAAGTTTTCGTTATATGCTTTGTCGGCGGCGGCTTTTGCACTTGCACCATCTGGATGACGTGGATTGATACTAACAACGTCGCCATTCATAAGGTCGCTTACACTAGCACTCTTTCCTACCTTGTCCAACAGTTGATGCAACTTGTCATTGGGATCGTAGCCATTGGTTTCATACCCCATTTTGCCACGCACTTCAGTTCTTTTGCCTGTGCCTTTATCTAAAATATGCAATATTAACATACCGGCACGTTTGTCACGTTCTAGTTGTAACAAATAATTTTTGCTATCTGGTTGTTCACGGATCATATTTTCGTTTGTAGATGTTATATTATTGTATTTGGTTAATATCTTGTTTATTTGTTGTTTCTTAGCATCAAATTGCTCCGGCTTTAAATGTTCTCTAAAATGAGCAATAGCATAGTTCATCATATCGTGAATATGTGTGAGTATTTTGTTTTTGTTTTTTTCTAATGCTTGCTTATCTAAATTCTGCAAGTTTTTATGACTTTGGGAAAGTGTTCTTATTACTTCTTTTATTTTCTCTGCACTTTCTAAAGATTTAGCACCGTCGGATGTTCCCATTTGTCCAAATGATGTGAAAAACAGATATGAGTTTACTAAGTCTTGCATAGGAGTTTGTTGAGGAGCAAATGTTCTTGCTTCAGTTGCTTTCTTTACAGGAAAATAACCTTTGATAGTTTTGTCCATACGCTGTGCAGCGGCGGCACGATGATTACCATCTATTACACTGTACTTGCCATCACTAAACTGTGGTCCTACAATAATAGGTGCGCTTAGATTAACATGATGGCTATAATCAATATCAATTATACGATCAAACGGATCGTCGTAATCGAAAAATTCTTCTTCGCTAGGGAACATGTCAGGAGTAAAATCTCTAAGTTCCCAATCATTTGATAATATAAAACGATCCATGTCTTTATTCATACCAGCATCATGATGCATACCTCTGAATATTTTCAACATTTCTTTGCCGGTTTCTTCGTTGACTTTGCTACCAACACTTTCTAATTTTAATTCATCTTCATCGTCGTAGTCGTCATTGTCTAATTTTAATTCATCTTCATCGTCGTAGTCGTCATTGTCGATGTTGTAGTCAGACCATTCATCATCGCCATCATAATCGTCATTGTTTGTTGGCTCACCTCTGTTGGCTGCTAACATATCTACAAACGGAACGGCAACATTGCTGATCCAATTTGATATATCTCTGTATGTAGTTATTTTTGTTTTGAATATATCTTTCAATATATCATTGATATGATTTTCTTCAGCACGTCTTTCATATGATTTGTTGTACATTGATTTTAAACGTTTTATTCTATCTTTGATTTCTGGGCTTGTCAATTCTAGTAAGAATGAACGTAAATTTAAAAGATAGTATTCTTTTGTGTCGACAATTATTTCGTTGTCGAAATTGGCACTCGGCCATCCTTTTTTATAAGTTGCTACTGCTTCATCTACATCAAAATCAGATTGCACTATAATATTACGTCCTCCAGATTTGCGTCCCATGCCTAGATCTTCGATAGCATCACTGTAGTATATTTCATTGGTCATCGGAATAAAAATGTTTTCCATTCCCCAAACTCCCATATCTTCCAATGAATCTCGGCTGACATTTGCGTATTTGCTGTTGGCCATGGCTGCAAATGTTGGATGACTAATACCTAATTTTTTTAAAACTTCGTTTTGTTTTTGATTCGATCCTGTTTTGATACTTCTAGCAGAATCATTAGTTACCTTTTTAATGATTTTTGCAATTGGTTCTGCATCATACACAAAACTTCTAAACATAAGAGGGCGATTGCTCATAGTATCTGTTATTTGCTTAACTTTTAAAAGTCTGTTTTTCATATGAAAGACATTTTCAGGAACGCTTACATCTTCATTAAATGCTGTGCTTGTTGCTGTAGTTGCACGTTTACTGTCTGGGTGTTTCAGATTTATACTAACAACTTTGCCATTCATTAATTCGCTAAGATTTGCTACAGCTTCTTTTTCATCCTTAGTATCACCTGTAACTTTGTAAGTTTTACTACCAACTTTAAATTCAGTTTTACCTGCTTTAATTGCGTTCATACGTGCATTAGTGAACACGTTTGATTCGGCATGAATTTCGGGATGTTCATGTGAGCCGCCGACTAGTTTGTATTCAGCACCTAATCGATCTAATTCTTGCATGTATCTCAACAGTTGTTCTTTATTAGGAGCAACAATCATCATATCGCTTTCTGCTTGACCATATTCGTGAGGATCTTCATGTCCGAGATTAGCAAAATGTTGACCTAGCTTATACCAATCTAGTTCGCCGGGTGTGTTTACTACAATTGTATATTGTGGATTAGTTAGTGCAGTGTGTTGATATCCGGTAGGATCTGGTTCTGAAGAAAACGCTTCTTTAACACCCTTAGATAATAAATTAATAATTTTAGGCAATAAGGTCTGATTTCTTGTAGCTTCAGGTAAATCGCTGTCTTTCATTGGACGAATGCCTGTTATCTTTACATGTTCGTTCTTTTCAAAACGTTTAACAAACTTATCGACAGGTAACGGACCATCAAAGTCTAGTAATGTATTTCCGATTTTAACTGCAGCATGATCTGCGTTTCCACGATCATTAATAAGAACTACTATATCACCGCCATGAATTTTTTGTAATGCTTGTGCTACTAAAACACACCCGCCGTCAAATGGTCCACAATCTTCAGGTTCTAAAATGTCGTATATATTTTCTTTTGCTTCTTTAAGATAAGGCAAACTAAACCATAGCTTAAACCATTCGTCGGTGCCTGGCTTTACTTTCTTTTCACGTTCAATGTCACGCAAGCGTTTACTTGTGTGACTAATGTTCTCTGATATTTCATTTATTCTCATTTGCCAGTCCTAAATTAAAAAGTTTATTTGTTGTGCTAGTATTTAACAGTTTTGGCTTGCCGTCGCCACCAAAAAACTTTTTAGCTTGACGTTCAGTCTCGCCGGGCTTAACGTCAACAGTTGTGTTAACACCAGGCACAATACGACCATCTTCGTCTACACGTTTGCCACGCTTACCGTATGCACCGCCTGCATACCAATCACACCAACCATTGGGATCAATATTTCCTGCAACTGCACTACACTTGTTTGGATCTCTCCACATAGTACAATTTATACATTTTTGACCATTCTTAGGACGAGGAATGTATCCTGCTTCAGCTTTGGTTCCTTTTTCTTCGAACAAATCGTGTAATCTCATCTGCGTTGTCCTGTGACTGCTGCCGGAGGTATTACCGGTGCCGGAGTTGGTCTTGGTGCTACAATTGGCTTAGGCGGAGTTACAACCGGTCCTGTACGATCAAATGCTCCCATTGGCGTTGGATTAACTTTGGGTGCAGTAACAACTGGTTTTGTAGCCACTGTTGTATTCGGTCTTAACCCTGGAGTAGGTGTAACAGGTCTAGTGGGTAAACTTGTTTTATCAAATATTTCCTTCATTGCACTTAGAGTTTGCACCCCTGCAATGCCGTCTACTTTTAATCCATAGTCTTGCTGAAACTGTCTAACAGCCGCTGTTGTATTTCTGCCATAACGTCCATCAATACCTTGATCTCCTACACTATAACCTAGTGTAGATAAACCAGACTGAAGTGTTTTAACACTGTCTAATGGCCCGCCACTTGCTCTATAATCTCTTCTGAGGTTAATTGCACCACTAGGACCTGGAAGTTTACTTACGTCTATTTTTGGAATAAACTTAGGAGGCAAAATTCCTACACGAGCAGGAATACTAGTAAACGGATTTGGAGGAGCAGGTATAGGTGATCTTAATACAGGTGTCGGTGCCGATTTAGTTGATAGTGTAACATTTGAACTTGACGGAACGTATGAACCTGCAGCAAAACTTCCGCCTGTAGTATTCATTGCTCTGTCTAGTGTAGCATATCCGGATGATAGGTTTGCATACCCGGCAGCACTATATGCAGGATCTGTTCTACGCCATCTGATGTAATTATCGCCTAATACTTCGGCTGCAGTGTTTGGGTCAATATCTGGATTAGCTAAAAACTCGTTAGCTGTTCTGCTATAATCCGGAACATTTTCCATTTCATACCGCACAAACTTTGCTTGTGCATCTAGTGTTTCTTGCCCTGGAATAAGACTACCGCTGTCATCGACTCTGCCAGCATCACGCATGTAATTCATAAATGAATCGTGTCGTGGTCCTTGCCAACTAATCATACCTGCATTAGTGGCACGGTTGTACGGATCAGAGTGTGTGCCATACAAATATCTATCTTGAAAACTATTTTCTCTATTAACTTCTGCAGTAAGAGCTTTGGCTTGAGCATCACTAAAGCCTGCGTTAGTAAATGCATTATATACGCTTAACGCATTTGCCTCTTGTCTCGACAGCCCGTCTGCTTCGAATAGTTCTAGTAATCTCATGTTCTTACCCTGCTAATATGGTTAATAGTTGTAGTATTGCTTCTGGATGCATTGATTGTCTTGGTGTAGACAATAACTGTATTTCTCTACGCATTTTATCTGCATCCTCTGGACCAACGCCCCGACTTTCTAGTTTGTCGATAAGATTGTTAATTTTATTTAAATCTATAGGGAGCGGGGGTTGCTGTTGCTGCGGTGCTTCATCCATATGCTTAAAGTATTGTACTTGTTTCTCACGTTTTTCTGCACCGGAATGGGTAGGATATGTTCCGAGATTTTTGCCAGATTTAGAAACTAAGCGATATCCGCCTTTTACTTTACGTATAGTTTCATTAAAGTAATCATCGCCAAACTCATTTATCTTCATTGTATGTCCTTACCACGCATTATTTTCGTAGTTAATGCCTAACTTGTTAGCAAGTTGTGGCCAGTAGTTATCACTTACATCGTGCTGAGCAACTAGTGTAGTTTCTGCATCTGGGTGTTTTTGTTGTAAAAATTCAACAGCTGACTTAACTAGCTGTCCTACAACGCCCTTGTATTGACCTGCATATGCATTTGCTACAGTTATAACGTTATCACCATATTGATGAGTTACACCCATACTAAATCCAAATACACCGTCTGTTGTTTCAATAGCTAGATATCCATCATCATCTTCTCTTGCATTAACTTTAGCATCGGGATACATTGATTTAAAAATCTTCTTTGCAACAGATGCAAATTTTTTACTGTAGTAAATTTCTTCTTCTTCGTCATCGTATTCATTTATAGCAGATACAACAGCTTTGGATTCTTTTTTATACTGCCCTAAATATTCCGCTACTAAATCAAAGAACGGCTTGCCGTCTATCATTGTATCTGCAGATACTCCTGCAGCATCAGCAAATGCTCTGCGATCTCCTAGTGCAACCGCTGTTCTTAGTGCAGTTGCACTACTTAATCTTGGTGTTGGGACTTTGGTAATTTTTGGGAAGTTATAACCTCCGTGTGCGCCTTCTTTTCCATTATATTGCTCTAGGGTTTTTAATACCCAGTCTTCGTCTGTGTATACACGCAATTCCACGTCGCCGTATTTTTGATAAATTTCACTTGCAAGAGTTAGCCAGCTTTGACTTGGTGCAATGTGTTTTGATACTTCTGGCCAAATAGTTTCCATTGCTTTAATTTTTACTTCGTATGGAAGTGGGTCTTTTGGACCTTGTGTTGATTTATTTGTGCCAACAAACCAAACAGGATTTTCGCTAGCCATTTGCCATGCTGCTTTATGACCCTTGTGAGGTGGGTTGAATCTACCAAATATCAATCCAACACTGCTAACGTTTGCTTCAAATAATTCAAATAATCTCATATTACCCATTCTTTCTTAAGCCACTTTTTAACAATATCGTTGCTATGACCTGTGATTGATACTATCTCTCTGATAAGTTTACCTTGATTACGTAGAGCATGTATCTCATCATACTGCTCTTTTGTAAGGCTCCTACGTGTCATTGCCCTAGTGGTTATTTGTTCTTTGCTCCACTTTACCCATGGCTTCTTCATGCCTTTATGAGCTTCTGAAATCTTATGCTTAGACTGTTCACTGTGTGATTTACCTAGCATACGATCATAATCTTTTGGAATACCTTTCAGTGCTTTACTTGCTTTACGCTTTGACTCTTCTCGGTGATTACCACTAAATCCATCGCCGCCCAGTGTACTATTGTAGCCAGTGTTATATGTATCGTGTTCTGCTATTAGTTGGATTTCTAATTGCTTGGCTTGCTCTACAGTATCCGCTGTGGCAATTACTTCTTTGTGCCAAACATCGTGTCCATACTTTCTGATTGCATTGTAAAACTTTCTGTTGTCAGAATCTTTAGCAGACAACTTGGTATGTTTGTCCCAGCGTTCTGCGATAGTATATTTGCTGAAACCAATGTAGGCTTTGTTGTTTACTGTGTTTGTGAACTTATAAATTATCATATTACCAAGCCTTACAACTCCAGTAACGAGCTTTAGTTCTCGGCCCTGGATTATCGCAGTTATGTCTAGCACGGAAACTTCTTCGTCTAGCAGGATTTGATTTCTTAATACTCATATTAGGATCACCGAAGTTTACTTTTTTTACTTTGTCGCCGTTTTTAACAAACACATGGAACTTCTTAGGGCCACCACTGCTTCGGATCGGTTTTCCAAGCGGCACTTTACGACCTTGATATTCAGCCTCGTCTAATTGCTCGTCTTCGTTAAACCAAAGATCGCCATACGCTTCGTAAAACTCGTCGCCATCGTATGATTCTTCTAAACTTTCAGGAACGCAATTAGGAACAGTTTTTCCGTTTTTCTTTTTTGTACCTACAGGTTTATACCCATCCCAGCATGGGTTATCTTTAGGATCCTTTAATCCTTCAATTATGTGTGATATCTTCATAAAAAAATCCTTGGTAAAATAGTTGTTATACTATTTACCAAGGACAGTAATGTTTTAGTTTTTGTTATGCGTTAGCGATTTTGCATACTGTTGAAGTAGCAGTACCAAATGTCCATGGAACGCTCTTACCAGTTGTATAAACTGTTCCAGTACCTTGTGTTAGTTGCGCTCTGCGAGCAGTTAACTTAGTTACATAGTAAGTGTCACCTGCAGCGTCAGTAGCAACAATACTGCATTCGCCTGCAGCGTTCGCTAGTGATGGTTGTAGCTGTACAATACCAGTACGAGTACCATCTGTTACTTTGTAACGGTTTGTAGATACTTGACGTATAATGTCAACCTGTACCGCTGATCCGCCTGTTAGAAACCCAATCATAGTAATTGAGTTTTCTTGGTTTCCTACTGTTCCGATGATACCTGTGTCGGTGCCTAATACTGCGTCAGCAGCACCTGTACCACCACTAAATGTGATAGCTGCATCTGCTGCATCAGTATAACCCGAACCTTGTTCAGTGATAGTAATATCCTTAACACGATAAGTGATAGTTAATGTACAACCAGTACCACCAGCTGGTGCAACTGTTGTTGATTTAGCACCAGTAGTTGTTGCAGTAAATGTACCACGTGCTAGTGGTGTTACTGTTGCAACTGCGTTGCCTGATAGTGTTGCTACTGTGAAGGTAGCAGTCTGGCCACTGTAAGTAACAGTTAGCACATCACCTACTGAATAGTTAGAACCGCCTGCTGTTGCAACTGCGCTTAGTACTTCCATAACAGTAGTACCTGTTGCAGTAACACCGCCGACACCGTCTGGGGCAGAGAATGTTACTGTTGGTTGAGCAGCGCCCAAGTATGAGCCTGCGGTAGTAATAGTTACACCTGATACGAAACCACCACCGATTCCGTCGTCAGTAGTTACGCTTGCGGAACCGATATTGCGGTTACCAAAATATTTTTTGTTTAACGGACGCCCCATTTGTTTTCTCCTTAAATTGACGTTCTAGGTCCTACGGGGCGGGAACCCCATAAAGCTGCAATTATTGCAGTTCCTATCTATTATTTATAAGATTAGACGCCTGATACCGATAGTTTTATATGCTGGATACAGCTTAAAACTTACGCTATTGTTTTGATTACCGCCCAGTACCCAATACCATTTTTTTCCGTCAATGTATACTGTGCTAGCATGTATTCCTACATGTCCTTGCCATGCTTGATTTCCACGTGGGAAAACAACAATATCGCCTGATTGCGCTTCGTTAACTGGACTGCCCCATGAAAGAAAACTTCGGGCTAGTAAAGGATTATCGCTTACTGTTTCAGATCCTTGAATGTCATTCATATCTAAAACTGCGTTGACGAATGCAGCGCACCATTCGGTTCTAACCGGATCTACTCCGATTGCTTCTGCTAATTCTCGGCGATGGTATTTTTCAGTTAGTCCTTCAAATTGTTCAGCGGTACTAATAATTTCCTCAGAAGGAGTTTCTTTTGGTTTATCAAATGTGAATAGAGGCGCACAGCCTGCTGTTAATAAACAAAATAATATCACTCTCATCACATGTATTTAAAAGAAACCTTAAAAACACAATGTAACAAGAGTAATACATAAGCGGATTTTTGCTTATTCGATGAACCAGTTTTTAATTACTAACACCGGAACACTGTTGTCAATATTAGTTCTGATTTCACTGTTAACTATGTTAATTGTAACCCCTTCGTTAATCTGTTTACTAAAATTAACAATAAATGGGCTATGTTTACGGTCAACACGGATCTCGACTGCACCAATCTCAGATTCGCAGACATATGCATGATAGTTTTTATATGTGAACTCGAATACGTTCTTTACAAATAGTTTACGGTTTTTGTATTCTTCTGGATCATATGGAAACCGTTCACTTTTTGCAAAATACGACACATAGTTATTGTAGACAGCGGTTTTCATGAAAATCTTTGCACTATCTGACATATCATCAACGCTAATATTTTCGCTCAGACGAGAACATGTTGTATCAATTTGATATTGCAGTTCTAGCCACAGTGCAAGTCTGATCAACTTTTCAATGTTATCGTGACGTGACAATGTCGTAACATTACCAGAAAACTCGTCTCTGTGTACATTTGTATACTGTTCTGTTATAAAATTACACAGGTTTTCTCTGAACCTACTCAGATTACAACGCTTGAGTTTTGCTCTAATAAACTGTTCTCGGTAATATTCCCAAATATTAAATGCTTCGGCTTCGGTTAGGTGTGGATTCGACAAGCAGAATAATTTAAAATTTGTAGTTCGTGCCGGTACACATTTAAAACTGTGGTCAATACCACCAATGACGTATGTTTGTTCTTTATCGTCTTCGGATGTATCAACAACTGCAGTTACTTTGTTTGTGAACCAATCTGTTGCTGCAACTGCATATGGACTGATCTGTGCTGTATATCCCGACATATTAACCTCAAAAATTGTTGTCAAAAATTAAGTTTTGTGTTTTTGCTGATCCTAGTTTTGCAGCAATTTTATATGTATTCCACGCTTCTTCTGCTGCAGGATTGTTAGCAAGATCTGCGGGAGAAATAATAACGTCATACCAGTAATAATCTAGTCGAGGTGGAAATGCACCAAACTGTCTTGGTTGATGTAGTTGTCCGGATTTTTTTAGGTTAATGCAAATGTTACGGAATTCTTGTTCGTTATCTTTATATCCGTGCCACTCTGGATGACTCCATACACTGCCTAACAAATTGTCATCTGCATAGCCTGTCCAGATGCTATTCCATTGTTTGTCGTCCTCTGGATCAAAATCAGTACGACTAATTACTACTAAAACTTCTTTTAGTTGAACACGTTTTTCAAAAATGTCACGAACGCAACGACTTAGACTCAAACCTACTTTCATTCTTCACTCTCATATACTTTACGATTTTTGCTGTAATTCACAGTTGCATCCCAGAACCAAACCAGGCCATACAACAGAATGGTAAAGAATGTTGATAGAACTTGAGCTGCCCCAATAAGAAAAACAGTTACAGAACCCATTAGTAACCAGTCGCTGTCATGCGAAGATTGGTAATATACCATACCAAAAATCACTGCATAAAATAAAATATCCCAAAGATGTTTTTTCATTTTTCTTCTCGCTTTGCTTCTCGCTTGGCCCAATAGTCGGCTTTGGCCTGTTTTACGTCAGTGACTGCACTGGTAAGTGCGGCTGCATAGTTAATTGCAGTCTGCTCATCCAGCACAATAGTAGTATCCATTTCAGCATAGCCCTTAGTTAGGATTTGCCAAATTTGCTGCCAGCGATTCATTTTCCACCATTTGGTATGGTTCTTCGAATAGATGTGAACACTAACGTCAACTTCGTCTGCTTCCACATTCAGTTCATGTGAGCAATCATCATTGCCACAGCTACATCGAATGTGATACCATTTGCTATCACCCCACTCGCTGGTTTTTAAAATACCTTGTGCCGGTGTTTCAGGCTTCATTAATCGATTCCTTAGTATATTGTTTGTAAAGTTGCTATATGAATTGATACTAGCACTCATTTTTCTTATTGTCAATAAATAAATACAAGTGTAGTCCACGATGCGCCAACATCCGACTACTCTATAACTATGTAGGAGTTACAGCATGGAAAATATTTATTACGTTTATCAGTATCTTAGAGAAGATATGACCCCTTACTATATAGGTAAAGGGAAGAATTATAGAGCATACCAATCTCATAAAAGATCCAATGGAGTAGAACTTCGGCCTGATGATAGAAATCGTATAAAAATTATCAAACAAAATCTTACCGAAGAACAAGCGTTTAATCTAGAAAAACAACTTATATCTGAATATGGGCTGAAACTCGAAGGCGGCTTGCTCGTAAACTTATTATACGGCGGTCAAGGCTACTCTCCTAGCGAAGAAATGCGAAAACTTCAAAGTGAAAGAATGATAGGCATTAATAAAGGTAGAAAGCTCGGCCCACCGTCTGCAGAAGCAACTCAAAATAGAGTTGCTAGTTTAAAGGAATGGTATAAAACCGTTGATAAAAGTGCAAAAGCGTGGAGAACATGGCACACCAGATATACAAATGATTATCTAAAATTTGAAAATGCAATCAGTTTGTTAAATAATCATACTATTATGGAAATAGTAAAAGAAACCGGATTTGACTATACAACTATTCGTCGTTTAAAAGATAAATCTCATCCTATATATGACCATTTTCCTTTGCTTGCAAATACAATTGCATAGCAGATAGATTTTTTCTTTTAGTTTCTGTCATAATATCGAAATCTTGCCAAAAAGTCAAGACCCAATCGTTACATGCTGTATTCCAGCAATAGTCACTGTGCGCCCTTAGCTTCGCTTTTTTGTAGCCTTCTTGGAGGAGCGTTTTGTAATCTGGCCGTGAATTTGTTTCAGTTGTGGGAATAACGTCTTCACGGCTAATGCTATAATGAAGAACGGGCCTAACACCCCGCCAACTATCAATAACTTTTCTAACACGTTCATCTGTTACCTCAATATATTCACCAGTCTTAACCCAGTGGTGGTGGACGTCTAGAACTAGTGGAACATCATTCATTAATTCTAAGCTAGCTTCGAGTCCCCAGGAGTTTTCGTCGTTTTCGATAGTAATACAGTTTCTTGCCTCTGGAGACAATTTTGGAAGGATGCTTTTGATACCGGCGGGACCTTGTTTGCCGGAGATGTGGACGTTACACTTGAAGTCTTGCCAACTCTTACCGTAGCCCATCCACCTGATGATATCCGCATGATATTCAAATTCCTCTAGTGAGTTACGGACAATGTCTGGATTATCGGAAGCCAAAACGGTGAACTGCCCAGGGTGAAAAGACAAGCGAACATCAAGCTCACGTGCAATTTTGCCAATGCTCGAGTAAGTTCTGTCGAGCCATGTTCGGATACTTGCTTGCCGATAAAAATAATCCCAATCACGGTGAGTATAAGCAGGAAGAAGACCTGAGCCAATACGAACCATACGAAGTTCAGGTGGGAGGGATCCAACATACCTAATTAGCCTTTCTAGTGCGAGTGCATTATGCTTAACAATATCATACAGACGTTCTTCTGCAACGCTGCGCTTCTGATTATTAAGCCAAGTAATTGTTGTAGTTTTTTCATTATATGGTCGCTGAATGTCTTCAAGCAACTTAGACTTAAGATTCTGGTTGTGATGCATATATTTACATGCAAAGCCGATGCGCTTAGTCAAAAGGACAATCCTTGATATGATGCGGTTACTTTATAAACATAACATCATACCTATAAATGTCAACTGTATTTAGAACTTGTTTGCGTTTTTGCTGTAATAATCTACTAAGTCTTTATCGCTACGTTGCAAGTACCGCTTATAGCTATCTGGCAAGTCGTCCCACGGGCGCATACATGGGTGTGTTTTGTTAACAATGTCTAAGTCTAAACCAAATCGCCAGCCTTTATCCATTTGTTCTAGTATCCACGCATTGTGTGCTTTTCTCGAGACTGCATCTAATAATATATTTCTTGCTTCGTCGTCCATTGAAATATCATATTCAAATGGTTGACCGAAATTAGCGTTTGCTTCATATACGTTACTAGATTCTATCTCAAAATCATGTGTAGTTACACGCATATATCCTTCAACGATCTTTTCAGCTTCATCTGCAGTAAGATGTCTTACTAGAGGAATAATATATAGATATTTGTTCAGATGAATTCCTAGCATTAAGCTAGTTGTATCATCATCTCCTGCTAATATGCCATCTGGTGCTAGTAAGTTAACAGTGTAATACCACTTTTTAACTTCCTCTGCTACTAAAGGTCTGTTGGTTCGTTGAAGGATATAAAAGTCTTGCATGTTGTTACTTATCTATTAAATTGAAGTATCGTCGCTACTTGATCTGGTGCTAGTATAAGCCTGTGTTCCGTAGAATGCTGCAACTATTGCTGCCACTGATACGAAGTATGTTGGTGCCATATCACCTAGTATGCCAGGTGCTGCCTCTAAACTTAACCAACTTGCCATAACAACTGCAAACGGGTATAGTAACATACCGAACAGTGCAAACCATGCCATGTTACGTTGTGCATCTTCACGCTTGTCTTGATTTTCAATCTGTATCATTTTTTCTTGTGCTGCGATTTCTGAATCGGTCACTACACCGTCACCGTCTACATCAAATGCTTCATACTTTGATCCTGACTCTAGTGTTTTTGGTCCTTTTGGTGCTCTTGCCATTGGGTGTCACTCCTTTGCTTGTCCTCTGTTAATATTTATTTGATTTACTGTATACAATAAAAAAGGACCCTTTCGGGTCCTTTTTATAGCAAATTTACTATATTCAGTAAGTTAAAATGTGTATGCTACAACTGTTGCTGCACTTGCATCATAACTATTAGTACCCACAGTAGAACCCAATGCACGAATTGCAGTTTGCAATGCAGCGGCAGTCCAACTACTAGTTTGCAACATTACACGGAACCCGCCTGAGCCGTCTTCTGCGCCTACTGCAAGAATAGTTGCATCCTCATTGATAATTCTCATAATATATTCCATGGTTTCGCCTGGATTTGTTTCGTTAGCAAGTGTTGCACCGCCGTCAATTGTATAGCATTGTATATCACCCCCGATGCCGTTAAAGTGTCCGAATGCTATTAAGTTATTAGGGTTACGAGCTACCATAATATATCTCCTTTATTATATTTATAGAAAATAAAAAAGCCCCACCGAAGCGAGGCTTTAATAAGTTAAGTTACTTAACTATTATGCAAATGTTGCATAAACTGCTGAAGTAACACCTGATGCACCGTAGTTTGAACCTGCAGTGATGCCTGCGCCTTGTAGTGCGACAGTTACAACGTTTGTTGCAACGATAACGCCTGCAACTGTGTTGCCTTCTTCTACTGCTGCTTTGATTGCTGCTGCTGCTTCTGCTTCAGTGATGCTTGACTTGCTTAGAGTTACAATGTAAGTAGTTGAACCTAGACCGTTCACTGCTGACTTGTATACTGCTGCTGTTGTTAGTGCCATGATTTAATCTCCTAAAATTTAAATTGCGCTGTGCGCTTATATTTATTTATCATTTACTGATGATTTATGCTAGTTGTCTTTACAAAAGCAGTCCATCTGACAGATTCACTGGATTCGCCTGTTACTTTTACTACAATAGTGTCACTAGTATTGTCTGCTTCAACTACTACGCTCCAAGTATTATCTACTTGTGCAAATATAGTTTGGTTGTTTGTGTTTACTAATACAGTGTTATTACTTGTTTTATCTATAACACCTTGAATTTTAATAACTGAGTGTTTTGTTCCTGTAATATTTCTTCCGATAACATCTACTTCAAACATCATAGTTGAATTGTTAGCTAATGTTATTCTTGTGCTTGATGGATCTAAAAATAATTCTGTTTGCGTTCCATTTGATGTACTACCATATAGCACATGCATTGAATGCTCTATTAGTGCAGCACTAGGATTTTTTAAAATTAGTTCGCTTGTGTTAAACGTTGCGTTTCCGCTAACAGTCAACGAACCATCAGCATTTATGTTTGTGGTATAAACATGATCCCATCTTTTAGATAAAGAACCTAGACTGTATGTTGATGTCGAGTCGGGTGTTATGTTGCTAGCAATGTCAGCGTTAACGGTGATATTATCAGTGGTATCGCTACCTAATATAATATTTCCACTAAATGTAGCTGTATTTGTTACGTCTAGTGTTCCGGTGACACTAGCATTAGCTACTCGAATGTTAGCATCAGTAAGAGTCAAGTTTCCGCTTGAACTGCCTGTAAATGTGCCAGTTCCAATGGTAAACACATCAGCACTTTCGTCCCAACCAAAGAATACGTTATTTTCGTCGCCACGTTCAATAACAATACCGCTGTCGCCGCCAGGTGCACCTGTTGTGCCAGTAGCTAACTCGATAAGTTTATCTGACACTGTCATGTTAGTGGTGTTAATAATAGTAGCTGTTCCGCTAACAGTTAGATCGCCTGCAACAGATATGTTACCGCCAACTGTTAAATTATCGCCGATGCCAACTCCACCTGCAACTACGATTGCACCTGTGATTGCACTACTGCTATTAGTGTTGTCTGTTACATTTATTGTTGAATTAAATTCTGTTGGGTTGTTAAATGTTTGTTCAGCATTAAAGGTTTTTTCGCCAGTAATAGTCTGAGCAGTATCTAGTGTCACAAAGTTACCGGATAAGTTAGTTACTGCCCCGCCTTGGAAATATATTGCTTGTGTTGAACTTAATTTAAAGAATGCAGGAACAACTCTCTGACCTGATGATGGTGTAGTTGATGTTAGCTTACCGGGATTAGAATTGTCCCAATAAAAGTATGGCCCGGCACCTGCGAGTGCTATGTCTACAATGCTTCCTGTGGGTCTATATCTGAAACTACCTGTTATAGGATTGTCTACTTCGATAACAGTACCTACCCATACTGTGTTTGTTGTTAGCAATTGATACGTGCTAGTTCCAGTGTTATATGTAATTAAATCGCCAACAACAAACGAATGTGCTTGTGTTACATCAATAAGTTTGCTTTGTCTTAAGTATTCAAATCTGCTTTGTATTTCGCTTGCATAATCTTTAACAAAACCTACTACTTCTGTGCTTTGGTCTCCATAAGGAAATAGTATAGGCTTTCCTTCTACTACTTCAAATACAATACCTGTATTGCTAGTAATATAAGCGTCACTATTACCTGTTGGATCTTGTTGCTGATTCTGTCTAAGCTCGTCTTCTACTGTGACTGATGCTGCACCTGTACTTTGACTTGCAATAGCAACAATCTTCATTATCCGGCCACCGGGCTCGGTTGCTACATAGTCACCTACTTTAAGATTAGTTAAATCATATGCCCCACCCAGACTTGCATCACTGTGAATCTGTGGGTTGACCATAGTAAGAGAACCAGCGAACTGGTATACCTTACCGTCCACGTCTGCTGACAGCGGCGCACCTAGTGTGAAGTGTACTGGTAATAATTTTGCTGGTCTTGTTAACATATTAGAATATCACATTCACTTTTGCGCTACCATTCGGGTCAGCACCTGCTGTAGTCGAATTTACATTTATCTTAAATCGTGTGGTTTCAAATCCTGCTGGAACAGTTGCTTGATAACCTGATGTTGGGAATCTTAGTTGCCAACCATTTGTTGGGTCCGAACCCCAGTAACTGATAGTTTTGACCATAACACCTGCAGTGTGTGTTATAGTAATATTATTCCCGGAAACAGATGAAGACCAACCGCTAGGTAAACCTGTGACAGATGATACGTTGCCGCTGCCATCAAAGTTAACTGTTAACTGATATGTGAAACCTGTGTTTGGCGCACTGCCTGCTGCTATTGTTACTTCGGTGCTAGAAGATGTAATAGTAACATTCGAACCTGCTACTATACTTTTGAATTGTAAGTCGTATGTACTTTTTTGAGCAAATATTCCAGTTCCAGCGCCCAAGTTGCTTGCTGTGTTAATTTCTGCAGTATTGACAAATTCTACTTCGTTTCCTGCACCGCTTGCTGCTATTGCAAGGTTGATATTTCCCGTTCCGGTCTTTAACGATCTTAGTTGAATGTTATCGCCGGACTTACTAGTAAAAATTCCAGTTCCGGTACCAATGTTTACTGCACTTGTATTTGCGCCACTTGTTGCAATTGTAATTCCAGTTGCGCTTTGTGTTAATGTTACACCTGCGCCAGCAGTAAGAGTTCTAAATTCTAAGTTACCGCTTGTTTGTTGTTTGAATACTTCATTCCCTGCACCTAAGTTCGATGCACTGACAACAAAACCTGCACCACTTAATGATAGTGCTTGATTTTCAAATTTACCAGTTGTGTCGTTATATTGTAAAACTTGATCGGCTGCAAGTGTTGTTTGATCTATATCTACTAACGGTATTAGTAGGTTTCTAAGTGTAGAACTTTGTGCATAAATTGGCATATCTGTTTCCTAAACATTTACTGTTATATACAGTATTTATAGGTTTAGGAGGATCTTTTCTACCGTACCGTGATCTGAACTACTATATTGTGCAGGTGTTGGGGAGATATAACTGCGATCTACCCTTGCCCTAATCCATAGTAAATTAGCACGGAATGTCCATGCTTCGGTGATAGTGTCGCCTATTCCACCTGCACCACTTGGAGTAGCTGTAACTGGATATTGTTTAAAACTATTACCACTGTTTAAGTAAATAGGAAACCAGTCTGCGGCAGTTGGTGTTGTCGCAAGACTGGCTTCGATGTGAATACGACCTACAAAATTATTAACAGTTACACTGACAGTGTGAACACCATCTGTTTTACCATAATACCCATCAGCCTTAACTGCATCTCCGCTATAGCTAAGACTACTTTGATTTGTTAATAATGTTATACTTGTTGCGCTCATTCTTTTATGATTTCTACTAACTTACCTGGTCCAACTAATTCTTGAACAACTGCTTCAATACTATTTATTGTATCAGTGTCGAGAATTGTAGTTGGATCCTGCTCGTCACGTAGCAATTCACTTACTTTTATAACTACCATACTTTGATTAAGTTTAGCCATGCTATACTCCTATTATAGTAGTATTTATTAGACTTCGCTCGTTGTTACAATTTTTGTAGTTTTATTAATTTCTTTTTTATACATCATATGCAATGTGCATAAATCTTCATAGTTTTTTAAATAAACAGATCCGTGATATCTCCATGGGCCAGTGTACATACTACCAAATATACTTACTGAAGCTGGTATACCATTGGAATGGAAGGTCTCGTAATCTCTAAATCCTTGGCTTAGTTTATAAGTGCCTTCTTCAAAGTTGCTTACTACAAAATCTTTAAGCTCTGCTAAAAAATCTGCACTATCTCGAAATCTAATTACATCAACTTTATATCTGTATTTCTTGTAATATAATGATTCTTTGACAAGAACGTTTACATCATTTAACATGATGCTTTCTTGTTTTTCACTAATAGGACCTGTTATCTCTCTCAAAAATACAGAGTCAACGATATTCATTACAGTAACAACATCTTCTGCAGTTTTTAAGTAAACACAAAACGAGTCTGATCCTCTGATTCTGTATTCGATTGGCACTAATTTATTTTTTAGAAACGTTCTGATATTACGCTGCATTTTACGAACACTAGAGTTGTCAGTTCCTAGTTTTTCTAATTCTTCCGATGTGATCCAATATCCGAGAAATGACAGTCGGTAAGGAAATTTATTATACCACACCTCCTTAGAGATGTGGTAATTTTTATGCGCTTTAAGTTGTTCTAATGCAGATTGTGTCATTTTCTACTACCAGGTGAACTCGATTGATATTATCGCCAAACAACAATTCTTTTGCAAGCGGCTTCTTAACCTTTTCGTTAATAAGTCTTGCCATTGGTCTAGCGCCCATGCTTTCGGTAAACCCGTTATTTGTTAACCAGTCTAGTGCATCCTCGTCGAACACAAGTTCAATGTTACGTGGTTTAAGCATACTGTCAAGCTCTGACAAAAATTTGACCGTTACATTACGCATTAGATCTTTGTCTAACTTACGGAAAGTAACAATAGCATCTAGTCTGTTACGAAATTCGGGACTGAAAAATCTCTTTACAGCTTCATCACTTGCAGATGTATTAGTGTTGTTACCAAATCCGATTGTATTACGTTCTGCATCACGAGCGCCTAAGTTGCTAGTAAGGATAAGGATAGTATTTCTTGCACTAACACTTTTACCTTCACTGTTTGTAATCATGCCGTTATCCATTAGCTGTAGCAATACATTGCTAACATCAGGATGCGCTTTTTCAATTTCATCTAGCAATAGAATACAGTTTGGATTTTCTTCTAGTTTGTTTACAAGAAGACCGCTTCCTTGTCCACCTTCGCCGTAACCAACATAACCAGGAGGTGCACCGATTAGTTTAGCAACAGTGTGACGCTCTTGATACTCGCTCATATCAAATCTAACAAGAGGCATAGTCATTGCTGCACTAAGTTGTTTTGCAGTTTCGGTTTTACCTACACCAGTTGGACCAGTAAACAAGAAACATCCGATTGGTTTATTAGGATCCTTGAGTCCTGCTTTTGCAATGTAGATAGCATCTGCAAGTCTAGTAAGTGCTTCGTCTTGCCCAAACACTTTGTTTTTTAGAACAGCTTCAATATCCACTGGCTTTTCTTTTTTGTATTCGCTGTCTTTAGTAAGAACAAGTTGATCGACTGGAATACGTGTAAGTTTTGCTACTTCGAATCTAATGTCGTCAAGTTCTAACACATGTTTACGCTTATCCATTGGCAATAGCTTTTGCCTTGCAGCGGCAGCATCAAGTGCATCGAACGCTTTATCAGGTAGTTGGCGATTATGCCAGTATTGATGTGTAAGGTCTACTGCACCGTGCAATGCTTCGATGGTATATGCGATTTCATGGAACAATTCATATGCTGGAATAGCATTTTCGACGATACGTTTTGCATCAGTAACACTTGGCTCGGGAACATCAACCTTGTAAAAACGTCTTACAAGGGCCTTGTCTTTTTCGAAGTGTTCACGATACTCATCGTATGTAGTAGAGCCGATACAACGTAGCTTGCCCTTTTGTAGCGCAGGTTTAAGCAAGTTAGCAACATCCATACTACCGCCGCCTGCGTTTCCGGCACCCATAATCATATGGATTTCATCAATAAACAAAATTGCGTCGTCACGTGTTTCAAGTGCATCTAACACTTCTTTAATACGCTCTTCGAAGTCTCCACGGAATTTAGTTCCTGCGAGTAGGGCACCAATGTCTAGTCCATAAATTGTATGGTCCTTAATAATATCTGGCACTGCATCCTCGTTAATAAGATGTGCAAGCCCTTCTACAATTGCAGTTTTACCTACGCCGCTTTCGCCTACTAAGATAACGTTATTCTTTTTACGTCGAGCAATTGTTTGAACAAGTTGTTCCAATTCGTTTTCACGACCAATAATCGGGTCTACAATACCTTCTGCAGCTTGTTCATTTAAGTTAACGCAGAATTTGCGTAGTACTCTGTCACCTTTAACTGATTTTGTTTTTACGTCTGAATCGTCTGGTGCGGAACGATGTGTGTCGCTTAGATATCCTACTAGTGAATCCCGTGTAATGCCGTAATTGCCTAGCAAGTATACTGCAGGGCTACTAGACTCACTCAAAATACTAATAAGCAAATCACGTGGATCTAATTTTTGTCTTCCATTAAACAGTGCTTGAGTAAATGCACGATTGAAAACACGCTCAAGCATAGCTGTTTTCTTCGGCTGTGTTGGACGAATTCCTTCTTCGTTAGGCAAACTGTCTACTTCATTTTCTAGATAATTTGTTAGTGCAGTTAAAATAATCGAAGAATCTTGATTAAAATCGGCCAAGATGTCTTGAACTTCTTCAGTATCTAGTAGAACAGCAAGTAAGTGTTCTAGTGTAACGTATTCGTGATTCATGTCTCTAGACAGAGCAAATACCCGTTCTACAATTTGTTCGATTTTATCATTTTGTGACATACTGATGTTACCTTAAAGTTATGTATTGTTTCTATAATATAAACTATGTGCAATAGATGTCAATTACTTAAAAACATCTCGCACTGTTTTATCTAAGTCTTCTTCTGTTAAGCTAGGTATACTAACACTAACTTCTATATATAGATTTCCATTAGGTTTGTTGGGTTGTGATAATCCACCTTCTGGTATTCTAAGTCTTGTTCCTATTTGTGTTCCTGATTTAATATGTAGTTTCAGTTGACGTTTGTCAAGTGTTTCCACTACTTTTTCTGCACCAAACAGTGCTTCCTTTAGCGACAGTTGCAAGGGTAGAATTACATTATATTCTTCTACTCTAAATTTAGGATGTGGTTTAAGTTGAAATGTAACTAATAAGTTACCGGGTTTACCTTGGTAAGTGTTATCACCAAATCCTTGATATCGTATTTGTGTTCCGTGAGTAACGCCTTTAGGTATTTCGATAGTTATTGCCCTTTGTGTTCCATTAGGTAGATTTATGTTTAGGTTTTTCTTAGCGCAGTTGAACACATCTTCTAAATCTACACTGTATGTAATATTTATATCTTGATTGCGTGGTCCAGTGCGAAAATTTATCGTATTATCTCTAAATGGATTTTGACCGCCGAAATGCTGTGCAAATAAATCATTAAAATTTGCAAACGGATCTTGTTGAGGTTTGTTAGATTGATATTTTTGAAAACTTTGTTCTTCTGCTAACTTTGCTCTTGCGTCTGCATCTTTAATACTATCATATGCTGCATTAATCTCGGCAAATTTTTCATGTGAACCGCCTTTGTCAGGATGGTGTTCTTTTGCAAGTTTTCGATATGCAGCTTTAATATCAGCATCAGAAGAATTCTTTCCGATACCCAATACGGAATAAGGATCGATCATTGTGTAATATTATCTTTATATTCTTGTTTCGGGCAAGACGTTGACTGATTAATTAAACAAACCTAACACTCCCCTAGGAGGTTCTGGTTGGGTAACTGAAGTTTCTTCTGCATTTTCTAGTGCAACTTCAGCTTGCTTATAGTAGTTTTCATAAGCAACAATAATTGCCTGTTGCTGTTGGACTAAGGCTCTGATGTCACTAATATTTAAACCTAAGTTTTCATAACCTTCGCCGGTTAATACAAACATAGCAAGTGGTTTGCCACCTGCAGTTAGTTCTGCCAATTTGGCATCAAGATTTTCTTGGTTAATAATAATCCAATTTACCTGGCGTAGACGTAGTTCATCTACAGGGGGTAATGTTAGTTCAGGCTTGTCAATTGGTTTTGTGCTAACCTCAATTACCTGGGGCTGTGGGCGGCTGCACGCCACTAGTGTTAGGACCAGGCCAAAGCCAAGGACACTCTTTGTTAAAACTTTCGCCATCTTTTGCATTTATTTCGCTTTCTGTTAACGGTGACCCGGATAGGATCTCAAAACATCTACCTGCGTTTACGGTGCCTCGGTTGACTGCACGTTCAATTGATGTTGGTTTTTCGGCTGCTAATAAACTTAGATCAATGTCTGCAAGTTTATTAGCTAGCCTGCTATTTTCTCTACGGATATCTGCATATTCTTTGTTTATACGATTAAGTTCAGTTTGCTGAGAAGCAAAGTCTGCTTGCATTTGATCAATAGCTGCTTCATTTAACGCAACTGCGGTTTCTAACTTAGCATTATTTTCTTGCAATATTGCCATTCGTTCTTGAGTATCGTTATAATACCAATAACCAATGCCTCCCATTACCATAATAACAACTAAAAGAATACCTGTTAATTTCATGCTTTACTTGTATCTATATATGATACGTCCTCTTGTTAAATCGTACGGTG